TTTCACCACCCCTCCTATACTTCTCAGTTCCCCTTTGTGCTATCTTTCTAGCTATTAAGTATCCAGTCCCCTTATCCATACCATGTAGCATAGCCCATCTTTCAAGAGGTTCTACTGGAGGAAACCTACCAGGCTTTCTTCCATACTCCAAAACAATATCGCCATAACTATTACTTCTAATTTCTACCTTGTTGTCTGTTGCTACTCCCATTACACTACCCTCTAATTCTCCTGTTGTTCTATGCTCTGACATTTCTTGTATGACTTCTTTAACAAGTTCATTCTTAATGATTATCATTGATTGTTTCTTGGCTCTGTCTCTTTCTGGCTGATTTCTTACCCAGTCTGTTACTTCTTTCATGTTAAGATTCATAGTAAAAGCCATTAGATCTGTCTCCTTAAAATTAAATGATAAGCATTAAACAACTGATTAAACTTCGGCGTATTGGTAACTATGTATGTACCACCATTCCATACAACCTTGTCTGATTTCTTAAAAGCACTTGCATTGGTATATCTTCCATCTACATTCGCAACATACTCTCCTGCTTCCTGTCCTAGAATAGCAATAGTATCCTCGCCTCTTCTGATAATGTGCATGTTAATTGTGAAATCTGCTGTTGTGGGGTACGAGGAAGTCTTCGTAGAATCACTATCGTCTATGTGATATACACTTGCTAACGCTTCATGTTCTTTGTATAAACTCATTATACTGACACACTAAAATTTATATTTCCTTTGTTACTTACCATGTTAAATATCTCCATTGCTCTTAACTTCAACTCAGTAGGACTACTCAACTTTAGAGAAGTTCCACTACCATAACTAACCGACATACCTTCTTCACTCTTGCTTACCACTAAATTGGCACTATTATCAGCATTGATTATTCCTTTTGTTACCTGATACTCTGCTAAAGCCCAAAAGACTATTCCTAAATTAGCATTCGCAGGATGATTCAAGTCTTCATTTTCCTTAACAACCCCGTTAAACTTGTTGTATCTGGCTTTATATCTAAACTCGTAAGTCCCTGCTGTTATGAAGTCTGTATCTAAGAATAAAATCCTTTTACCTCCATCAGTTTGCCAGTATATATTCTCATAATCTAACCCTAATTCAGTATCAAGAATCGTAACAATATCGTAACTTAAATCCTTATATCCTGCTGTTATATCAGTAGCAGTAATAGTTACATCTTCAACGACAATGTTATTTAGAACTTCACTTGCCTTGTCAATCCCTAAGTCTAGGAAAGCGAGAGATTCCAAGTCTGGTAGAAAGTAATCTCCGTCATAATCTCCTGTGGTGTCCCCTATAAACTGTCTAAACATTTTGTATATATCAGCAGCCATTGTTTTAAGTTATTAATTTATTTGTCTAATTTAGTAACTTTTCCCTCTTCAAATTTCTTAGTACCCTCCTCTGCTATAATTCTCTTAGTACCCATCTTCTCTAGCTTCTTAGCATAGGATTCGTAAGTCATATAGGTTTTACCAGTCTTTTTATCCTGCACTAAATAGGCTTTTTGTTCTCTACCTTGCCTGTCTTTCATTAATTAGACCAATCAATTTAGTCTTAGCGAACTTCTTTTCGGTGTCACTTAATTTTACACCTTCTTGGGTAGCAACTCCAATTATTTGCTCTTTTGTCATTTCTGGTTTTATCACTTCCTTAGTTTCAACACTCTTTTCTACTATCTTGTCAAGAGTCTTTGTTAAACCACTTGCTCTCTTAATCTCAGCCATGCTTATTGGTGGCTTTGGACTTTGTATTGGAGTCTGCACAGGATGTTGTGCTAAATACTCCTCATCAGTAACTACATTAGGAAACTTTCGGAGTATCTCACTTCTAAGTCTTTGAGTCTCCGTATCAGTCATAAGAATCCCCGTTGTTATTCCATTCATTAGTTCACTTGAAATAGACAACACTTCTTTGGCTTGTCTAAAGCCAGATTCCTCTAGCCTTGCTGGTAGATCTACTATTCTACCTTCTTGATTGACTATAAACATATTAAGTAACTACTAAATTTATATAATTTTCCAACTCTCCAATTATCTTAGTCCAATTAAACTTATTATACACCTCTTCGCTTCCTTTTTTAGCCAATACTCTAACTTCCTTCTCATGCTCGTAAACATACCTCATTTGTTTTCTGACTCCTTCTAAACTTGGCATTATCATGTATCCAGGATATCTTGGTGAAGCATTTATATATCCATCAATACCACAATCAAAGTATCCCATCCCCCACTGTTCTTCCATTGCCATTGCTTTAGGCATTATGACTGGAATACCTTGACCAACACATTCCATACTTGGCAAAAACCAACCTTCGCCTCTTACGGGAAACACTCCACAGTCTGCTCTTTCTAATAATTCTACCATTGCTTCGTCTGATATATGTCCTAGCACCTCTTCTACATTACTAAATGGTAAAACCCCATTAGGATTGTTTACAGGAAACAAGTAATCAGCATTGTCTCTTTCTCTTGCTTTAAGAATTAGTTTTACTGGTTCAAACTCGTTAAACTCCTCTAAGAAAGCCCCAAGTACGATTTCCCATCCTTTTCTCCATTCGTAGGCATTGTAATGTAAGAAAGTAAACACTCCATCATCTCTTCTTGGTTTGTATTGCCACCTGTCGTCTATACCATGCCACCACACCTTAGACTCTATACCATCTCTTGAAAGCACCCATTGAGTATACTTTGTAGCAGTCAACACCAAGTCTATCTTGGCTTCCTTAATCGCCTTAAGATATACCTCGGGATATCTGCTAGATTCCCATACTGTGTAATATATCAAAGGTGTGTTGGGAAACTTCTTTCTTGCTTGAACTGCTCTGTCTGGAATACCATAAGTAAAACAAACTTCTGGATTACTATCTACTAACTCGTGTCCCGCTTTTAAGAGTCCATTTTTAATACCTGCTGACAAGATACTGAAGCCACCATTTTTAGATTCAGTTGTGTCGTAGTATATTCTCATTATCTTACAACTATTTTATATACATCAGGAGCATTTTCTGCTTCCTGCCAAGTATCAAACACTTTAACAGTACCATCACATTGCATAAATCCAATACTTTTAAGAAAAGACAACTGAGACTTGTGCACAAACCATCTCTCTCCTGGATAGCACTCTCTACTTCTACCATCTTTACAAATGGCTATAAAACGCTTAACTTTATCTGGATCAGGTGTAACCCAGATATATTCGTTTCTTAAATCAATACCCATACAAAGAGAAGTGAGAATCCTCACTCCCCTTCTGTATTGGTACTATACTAATACATCGAATAGTAAAGCACTTCTTACTACACCAACTCCGTAGATAGAATCTACTGAAACACTCATACCTCTTTCAGTCTGAGAGTATCCAACAATACTTCTCATGGAGTATATTAGATTTCCGTTGTCATCTTCTTTGTTCATTGGTTGAATCTGAACACCAGTTCCATATCCTGCTGGAAGTCCACTTGTAGACATATCTACAAATGCAATTCCCATAGCTTCTCTCTGGAATGCTAAGCAGTGCTCACCTGCTGGAGAACCTGCTACTGCTGGGATTAGATTGCTCTTGAATACTTGGAATCCACCTAGGTTTCCTATGAATCCATTTCTGAACATAGACTGGTCTCCACCCTCAATAGAATATTGAGTTAATTGAGCCAAGTTCCATAAGTCATAGTATCCCTCTGGTCCAACTATTAAGTATGAAGGCTCATTGCCTCTCCACTTTGCTTCCATTGCATCCTTTTGTAAAGTCCCTAGTAAAGCCATGTCAATTCCTGCTGTTGCAGTACCCTTTGTTGCTCCTGCACTTGCATACAGAGCAATTACTGAGTTTTCAATCGCTTCTGCAAGTGTTGAACCTGCGTCTACTAGATACCCCTCTATTGTGGATGGGTCAAACAAACCACCATAGTCCTCAACTAAGAAGTCTACTGTCTGGTGTGTTGATATTGCAATGTCTGCTTTGGTTGTTGCAGCCTGTTGATAACTTGCTGCAGTTCCTGGGGTTTTGGTAGCTGCACTTAAAGCACCTCTTATAGGTACTCTAACATTCTGGCTCATTCTAGTTCCCTGATTTCTTGCTTCCTGAGAGTAATTTGTGATCAAGTTAGTTACAACAAGATTGTAGTTTAATCTCTCAAGTCCTTTTGCCATTGCATAAGGATTTACAGCATAGGTCATGTTTCCAGAACCTGAACCACTGTCAATATATATATTACCTGCCATTTTATTGTCATCTAAAAATTATTAAAGCCTCTAAACTTTAATTATTTCTTGAATAATTCTGGATGGTCTAGTACATATTGCATATTAGTAACATCTCCACTACCAGCACCAAGTCCCTTTGGTCGTGAATCCGTTGTCTTAGGAACTGCACTTTCCAACAACTGTTGTACTGATTCCAATTCCGTTTTAACAACTTCTTCTACATTCTCAGAACTTGCACTGACTCGTGTCTTGAGATATCTCTTTACTGGTTCTG